AGGATTCTAAAATGGGCTGGGCGAAAGCGTACCGAGAACTGTTTAGCCTTCTCATTGGAGGTCAGGTTCCAAAATGGGACACTAGCAAAGTTCGTCCTGCCGGTGCGAGACTTAAGACTTTTGGGGGTCGGGCAAGTGGACCAGAACCACTTGAAGACCTGTTTAGATTCACCGTTAACACCCTCAGAGGTGCAGCAGGTAGAAAACTTACTTCTCTCGAATGTCACGATATCATCTGCAAAATTGCAGAGATCGTGGTTGTCGGAGGGGTACGCCGATCAGCACTCATTTCTCTCTCCAGTCTCACTGACGAGCGAATGAGAGATGCAAAGAGTGGTGCATGGTGGGAAGCAGATCCACAACGTGCCCTCGCAAACAACTCTGTAGCATATAAGGAGAAGCCAGATCCAGGCATCTTCATGGAAGAGTGGTTGTCTCTCTATAAGTCAAAGAGTGGTGAGCGTGGTATCTTCAACCGTGAAGCAGCACAGAAGCAGACTCGTCGTTCAAACTACTTCCGTCTGGACATGGATGCTACCTATCGCACTCGTGAAGAAGATTGGGACTTTGGTACGAACCCATGTTCGGAGATCATTCTTCGCGACAAGGAGTTCTGTAATCTTACCGAAGTCGTTATTCGCGCCGACGACACGATGGACTCCATCATGCGTAAGGTGAAACTTGCCACCATTCTTGGTACTTGGCAGTCAACTCTTGTGAACTTCAAGTATATCTCAAGTGAGTGGAAGAAGAATTGTGAAGAAGAACGCTTGCTCGGTGTCTCGATGACTGGTATAATGGACTCCGAGGTGACAAGAAGTATGACAGGACTCGAAGCAAGACTCAAAGCATTCCGCAAGACTGCTATTGTTACGAACAAGGAACACGCCGATATTCTCGGTATTCCTCAGTCTGCTGCTATTACTTGCGTCAAACCATCGGGTACTGTCTCTCAGTTGACTGATGCTGCATCTGGTATTCACGCACGACATAACGATTATTACATTCGTACCGTTCGTGCTGATAACAAGGATCCGCTATGCACCTTTATGAAGGAAGCAGGATTCCCCCACGAAGCATGTGTCATGAAGCCAGAGCATGTGACTGTATTTTCATTCCCAGTGAAGTCTCCTGACGCCTGCGTCACTCGGAATGACATGACTGCGATTGAGCAACTCGAACTCTGGTTACAATATCAGAAGCACTGGTGCGAACACAAGCCATCAGTGACCATTACTGTGAAGGAACACGAATGGCCCATTGTCGGTGGGTGGGTTTACGAGAACTTCGATGAAATCTCTGGTATTTCATTCTTGCCTTGGGACGGAGGAACATATCGCCAAGCACCATATCAAGACTGTACCAAGGAACAGTATGAGGAACTTCTATCGAAGATGCCAAAAAATATAGACTGGAATGATCTTGGAAACTATGAACAAGATGATAATACCGCAGGAAGTCAGACGATGGCTTGCTCTGGTGGGGCTTGTGAGATCGTAGATATTACCGAGTCTGGTAATAGTGTAGAACACTCACCAAGAAGAGGTTGAAAAATCCAGAGAATACTTACCCTAAACTGAATGTTTTATATATATCTGTATAGGGTAAGTATTCTCTGGAGAAACGAATGAACTGGGAAGAAAAGAAAAAACTTTGTTTATATAAAGGCGAAAGTCAAATAAACAAAAAGTATGGAGAATGGACTGTTTTGGGATATTCTAGAACAAAAGAAAAACCTAGTGGTTCCGTAGCGATGTGGAAGGTTCAGTGTAGTTGTGGAACAATATCTGAAACTACATCACACAATCTAATATATGGAAGAACAACTGGTTGTACAAAATGCTACGGTAAAAGGCATAATGGATCTAAAAATCCAAACTGGAAAGGTTTTGGTGACATCCCGTCTAGTCTGTGGAGTAGGATTCTAAACGGAGCAAAGAGTAGAAATATTGAAGTTACTGTTGATATTGAATATGTGAATGGTGTGTGGAAAAAACAAAACGGAAAATGTGCGTTGTCTGGAGTTGATTTGACAATGGAGGAGTTTTGGAGCAGAGACTCATGGTCAAACTCACCGTCTTTAGATAGAATAGATTCATCTAAAGGTTACATCCCAGAAAATGTTCAGTGGGTACATCCTATAGTGAATATAATGAAAAACAGATTTGATACGGAAACTTTCATAACTTACTGTCGTTTAGTGACAGAACAGACTCAGTGATCTTACATAAGGAGAAAACATATGAATAAGATCAACGCTATTATTGCAACCTGTGTTCTCAGCAGCGGAGTTGCTGCCGCACAGGACATGGACACTCTAGAGCGTGTCCAACTCGATGCCGCTACCCGCGCATCACTCAACGACCAATGGATGCTCGGTCGCGTAGGCGGTTTCGTCCAAACTGGTTGGGAATACTCAAACGGCGGTGGACTTCCCGCCCAGAACGGTTTCTCAGTGGACCGTGCCCGTCTTGTTCTCGAAGGAGACATGACCGATGAATCAATGTCATACCTCGTAAGTGGAGAATGGAGTGATCAGACTTCTACTTTTGACCTTCTCGATGCAGTTGTTACTCTTCGGATGTTCGATATCGCCAACATCCGAGTCGGACAATTCGTCCCTCAGTTCTACGATGGATTCGTCAACGATCCAACTCAACTCACAACCTTCAACTACTCAGTCACTGCTCTCACCTTTGGACAGGGACGAGGACAGGGTGTCGAAGTCTTCAAGAACATCGGAGACATCGAACTCAGTGGGTTCTACAACAACGGATTTGATGTCTACGGAGTCGGTGACAATAACTTCGCAGTTGGCGGTCATGCTCGTGTTCACTTTGGTGATGGTTTCTCTGTATCCGCTGGTTACGCTCTCAATGAGGTCGCGGACTCTTCGGTGAACTCATACACCGTGAGTGCTGCATGGCATGACGGTCCAATCGCATTTAATGTTGATTGGATCAACAACGACGAGGGTGATGACTGGGACAACTGGTCAGTCGTTACTACTCTCGGTTATGAGTGCTTCGACAACTTCCAAGGATTTGCTCAGTGGGAGTATGGTCAGTATGATGGAGATCTTAATCTCCTCACTCTCGGTGGTAACTACCACCTCAATGAATACGTCACTTGGACCAACAGCGTTGGTTATTCAGTGACTGATCTCGGTTCGAACTTCGTCACTGATAACACTGGCTGGCGTGCCGGTGGTGAAGATGGTCAGTGGGTTGCTCGTAGTGTAATTACTTTCAGTTTCTGATTATAGAAAGGCTATAAAATGATGCAAAAACAAGAAAAAGAAACATGTTCAAAGCCATGCTGTCCGTGGGGAGGATCGTAGCGAACACGTTATGCGTGGTGATCGCGCTCCCCGTTTTGATCGTCTAGAACGTGGTGATCGTCCCGACTACCCACGGGTAGAACGAATCGCAAGAGACTGATAAAACCTCCACACTCCCAGGCCTCTCCCATAAATATGGGAGAGGTTTTTTTATGTACGGACATTGGACTGGTCTTCCAGATAATTTTGACGAGGGTGAATGGTTTGGTTTCATTTATGAAATCACCAATGTCGATACAGGAAAACGATACATCGGAAAGAAACAGTTTCATTCCTACACTCGCAAAAAGGTCAAGGGTAGAACCAATCGCAAAAGAGTAGTAAAGGAATCGAACTGGAAGAAGTATACTGGTTCTTGTGATGAACTCAATGAAGATATTAAGAAGATGGGAAAAGAAAAGTTCTCCTTTGAGATTCTACGCTTGTGTAAAACCAAAGGAGAACTTACTTATTCTGAAGTCGAGATTCAGATCAAACGAAATGTATTGACCGAGACAATGGAGAATGGCGATCGTTTATATTACAACGGCAATATTATGAATCGGTTTTTTCCAAAGTCTGCTTCCGCTCTTTTACGAGAAGCCAAAGACAAATCAGAATGATTGCAGTCCAAGTGAACCAAGGAAAAATTGCTTTCGCTATGTTCTTTTCTTGTTCTTGAACTTGTATTGGTGTTGGTTCGGCATTATTTTCACCCTTGAGAGTGTAATTGCCTGCCGCACAACCAGACAGTGCGATGATAATGGATGCGAGTAATGTTCTCATCACTTTCCTTTCGCCGATGCGTTACCGAAGTAGAAACCAATAATCGTCACAAGAATCTGTCGATTCTCTGTAGTGAACAGATAACCAGTAACCGATTCATATGAGACATATGTGTTGGTTCCAAACAAACCAAAGAGATCCAGAGGAGCTGGTTTGACTTCTTCGACCTCTACAGTGATTGGAATATCAAAGAAGGGTAACAGGAATGGTGCGATGATCGTCCCAAACAGAATACAGAGGACGATGAGTCTGCGAACCACCTTTCCCGCTTCCACACTGACTCTCTGGACCGCGGCATCGGCCACTTCTGATCTTTTGTCGATGAGGGAGAGAGTTCTCTCGAATCTCTGTTGTTCTGCCATGCGGCGTTCAGCCATCGCACGAAAGATAAATCCAATTGCACTTCCTCCGACCAGAGATAGAAACTCTGGTGCTAACAATGCTTCGAACATAGTCACCTCCTAAACAGGTAAGACATCTCTCCTGTTTGACTGTTCTGGACAATGATGCTATTTGCACCAGTCTTTTTTACTTGTCCTTTGATTCCGTATGAAGTGTCATCTCCAAGATATCCTGCATATCTTTCGTACTTGCCTTTACCTTTGAGGCACTTCTGATATTCTTCGGGTGTTACCTTAAAGACTGGACACCCCATGAACTTGTCGTCTGGTTTTTTTCTTTTTCTTACAGGTGGAAAATCATCTGGTGGAGCCCCAACACCTTTGAAGTTACCAGAACCCACAGTATTCGCACCGAGTTCTTCAGTTAATTCTCTGTAGGTCTTCATGTGTAAATACCTTTCCATTGACTTCGTAGATTGGGAATCCAAGAACGATATCGACTGGATCTAAGTATTCGTTCAGATCCAGAATATCTCCTTCGACCAGATAAGTTCCGTTTTCAATGACAGTTGAGTGTCTTGATTCTAACATATCTGCATAACCAATATCAGCGAGATATCCGTAAAGAATATCTTCGACTCTTTCTGCATCACCACCTTGACTCCGAACATGTTCTTTGAGAAAGTACGCCGCGGCCGCGATCGACGCGAGTTTGCTTCTTCCGAATGGAAGTTTTTCTAGAAGTCTCTTAACTTTCCATACGAGAGTATAGAAAATTGAAGGATATGCCTTTTTCTCTTCTTGCGAGGAAAGTTGCCTTCTCTTTTTGAGAATCTTACCCTTGTCATCAATGATACCGAGTTTGTAGGCATCGGTTTGATCGAACGGAACAACCAGAAGCTGAATGAACTTATATGCAATATAAATGTCTAATGCTTTTCCTGCTAGTCCCATTAAATTTCCCTCAATACTGATGCAACTTCGTGGTTTATTGGTATTCGAATGATGTCCACTTCTGGTATTCTCTCTGGTAAAAAACTAAGATAGATCAAAAACGTTTTCAAGACACTATGGAGTTCCTCTTCAAGACTGTAGAACATAAGACGAGGAGACATTTTACCAAACACATTGTTGAGAATGATTATATGATTCAATAATAATCTTTCTCTCAATATGCCTTGAGACTCGTATTTCTTTATGAGTCTCTTTACATACTTTATTCGATTGAGGTCTTCATAAAACTCGTCTGTGCTTCCGCACTGAGGGTTGTCATAAGACTTCATCGCATAGAGTATGAAATTTTCATCATTTAGTGGGTCACTTAAATTCATGATTTATGTTGTCAACTTTTCTTCTTTGGTTCCTCTCTTGCGAGTTTACCGAACGCGGCATATCTCTGTGAACCCTTTGGTGCGCCCTTGAGTTGCTTTCGTGCATCTAGGCGTGAGAGGGCAGCAGAAACACCCTTTGCTCTTTTGTTGGTCTTCGGTGAGTGCTTACCTGTCGAGAGATCACTTTGGACCTGTCCTTTTGCTTTGTAGGCATATGAACGAAGTGTGTCTGACTTGAGTTCTTGAAGATCATCACCTTCGAGTTCAACGTGGTCCTTTGCTTCTTCTACATCTTCGTAATCAAGTCCACTTGGAACGATCTCTGCTTCGACCTGATACATTCCATCACCAACACGAACAAATTCTACATTGAGTTCGAGTCCGTGACCGAGTTTCTCGGTGATGTTGTCGCTCTTGTGCCATTCGTTGTGTGGAGTGTCTGGTTTCTTACCAAAAGAACCACCGAACATTGTGAGCGGATAGACACCTTCATTTGCTGTTTGTTGGGTAACATCAAAATCAAGACCGAGAGTGTTCAACTTCGCACGAAGTTCAATAACTGCCTGGTTTGGATCGAAGTAGAGTTTCTTGGTGAAGTTCTCAACGAATTGATTGATCTTCTCAAGTGACTCTGGGTGTCCGATGTTATGAACACCATAGGAACCAGAACCGAGTGAGTCGAGGTCTGATCCATATGTGTAAATTGCACCGTAGTCTTCTGCGAGTTGTTCTGTGAGCTCTTTGAAACGCTTCATTCGTGTGATCCCCCTTGGTCGTTCATCGCCCTCATCGCGGCGTCGAAGAATGTGTTTGCTTGTCCTGTGTTCATCATCTGTCCGCCTGAAGCGTCCATGAGATGTTGGTTAAGAATTTTGTTACGGTCTTCGAGAGTTCTTGCCTCTCTTGCAGCCTGTCCCGCTTTCACGGCAGCCATCTGCATATCGTTACTGATCTCGGTTCCAACTCTCTGTCCGATGATCTTTGCGATGTCATTGGCAACATTACGATATCTTGGGTCATTCAGGTCGCTCATTGGGTGTATCCTTTTTATATTTACGCAGAAGTTTCTTTGTTCCTTCTTCTCCTGCGCCATGTTCCTCATAGTATGTATAGGATTCGTTTGCTTGTCCTCTCGCTCGTCTTACTCTTTCGATTTCTTTCTTACGCATTTGAGGCATAAGTCGGAACGCAAGTTTCTTCAGCAAGGCTTTTTTCTTGTTGATGAGTTTTTCGACTCTTTCTCTTTCCGCAAAAGACAATGAGTTCCAATCCCTGTCTTTGATGATTCTTTTTCGAATTTTATTTCTTGCGGCTTTCTGTGCCATTTTCTTCAGACGAGGTAAGTCTTTCATTAACTTTTTCTTTCTCTTTCGAGCCCTCGCTCTTTTCTTTGCAGTTCTTCTCGCTGCGAGTGATCTCTTGCGTCTCTGCTGAAGATTCATTTCATAGATGTTTTCTGCGTTCTCTTCAAAATCAAATTCAATATCTTCTTTGATGTTCATGTGTCTCTTGAGATTATTGAACATCGAGATTCTGTCTCTTTTTGGCATACGAGATGGTGTGCCCTTGAGAAATGACTCAAGATCGTTGTCTCTTACGAAACCACGCATCTTTGATGCACTCATTCCCGATACATCGTCCGCGTCTGGATCTCTTTCACCTGCACTCACCACCTTGAACTCATCGAAGTAGTATGCTTTGCTTTTATCTGAGTGATTGATATATCGACGAATGCCACGATCGAATTCTTTGACTCGATCGGAACCAACTACGAGAATAACTTTCTTGTATCCGTCATCACTGAGTTTCTTCATGACATGAAAGATGGTAATGGCGTCAGTGTCTTCGATGATATTCGCATAAGGAAATCCCTTCCGAAGAAACTTGATTTTCTTTGCATACGGAAGGGGGTTTTTGTTGTTGTCTCTGGACATCGAGGTGTAGATGCGATGCTCTGCACCACGATAGGCCTTCGCTACTTTGATAACTGTATTGACGAGTTGTTCGTGGCCTGAAGTCGGCGGATTTAATCTTCCAAATGTCACTACAATAGACTTAGACATAAAAATCTCCTATGTCATATTTATAAAAAAAGAGAGGGTAAACCCTCTCTCTTCAACCCCAGTTCTTGACAGCTGTGAAATTCTGTCGGGAGAATTCTAGTCGGTCTACAAGTTTTAGTGTTGAACCTTTATTGATTCTATCGACTGCAACGAAACCTTCAGGGGCGGTCACTCGATAACCATTACCAGTCTGAACAAACGTTCCAATATCTTTCACCTTTTCGAGTTTTCTGACAATATCAGTCTTCAAATCAGAGAGTTTGCGATAGAGGTCGAATATTTTGTTTATATTAGCTCTATTCTTCTTAAGGTATGAGATGAGCTTGTCAGCGTCTGCCCTTCTTCTCTTCTTCGCATTCTCTGTTTTGAGACTATCTATAGCGGACTGCATCTTGTCGTTCAAATAAGTTGTGAACTCCTCCGCAGTCCCAAGTAAAGCTCCCTGCCTTACTTGTGCGTTGCTATAGATTTTAAGTTCTGCAATTATTTTGTCGTTCTTGACGAAGTTGTCAAGGAATGAGCTTACCCTGCTCAATTTTGTCCTGAGTTGCCCAATACGCCTATTAATTTGTTTTGTTTCTTGTTTTGTGAATGTCGCTGATCCAGAGACATCCTTGAAGTCGGCATCCGTAAACCAGACATCCCTAGTCTTTTTCAGGGATTTAACCCGTGGGTTGAAGGATGCTTTCAGGTCTTGAATTGTCGAGCCTTTGTATACCGTGTGGAAAACTATGCCCATTTTCGCCGATCGAATCTTTTTCGCTAGGTCAGAGTTTACAGGGACGGCATACATGATGGTATTGGGCTGAAATGTTAGATATTCTTCTCCATCAATTGACACCTCCTGTAAATCTGAGTCTGTGAACATGAGATCGCCTTGAAGAATGTCTCGAATGTCGAGTTTCTTCAAGTGCTTGAGTGCGATCTTAAGCTTTGACGCAAGGCCAGGTGCCTTGCTGTGGTTCTTGTCGATGTCTGCATTGGTGTAGTTGATCTTCGGATTTTTGTTGAAGACACCTTTGCTGCCGACAAAGAACTTACCTGTTTCTGGGTGAATACCAGCGAACACAGCGGGAGCTCCGTCCCACTTGACCGTGATATTGACTCTACTTTGTGCGTGTCCTGTGAGTTTTTCGACGATTGATGTTGCAATATCAAGCGCCTGTACACCACCACCAGAACCGAGGTTCAGAATAGAATCCTCGAAGTGTTCCATATGCACATTTTTTGCTTCATTCAGAAATGTTTGGAATGACTTCATTGGCGTACTCTTTCTCTTCGTAGTATTTATCAATTGTTTGCTTTAGAAGAGAGACATAATTCAAAGGATTTTCGATGAATGTCTGTGTAGTACCTTCCTCCGTGGACACCAGAATCACGATTTGGTCGATTGTTTGACCTGTGAGTTCCTTCCACATGATGGAATAGGCGGTTGCCTGCATGAAGTATTCGTTGATGTCCGACTTTCTCTTTTCCTTGGTAGAACCTTTGAAGTCGATCACTGACAAACGCCCATCGTATTCTGCGATACAGTCCACACGACCCGCCAGACGCAGGAGATCACTGTATAACGGGACTTCTTGTGCTACGATGTTGTTGATGTGTTCGTCGAGAAGTGGCTTGATTTGTAGAAATAAACCAGTGGGGTTTTCGATCTTCTCGTTATTGAGATAGTCTTCGATGAGTTTATGAACAGAGTTTCCTCTGCGAAGAACCCGCATGGATTCTTGTGGATTTTTGCGTCTCCATTCTGCAAAGAACTTCTTCTTTTCATGTCCAACCACGGTGGTTACGGAAGGATATTCTGTACCGTTTTCACGACGGTATTTTCGTCCTTCGTCAGTTGTAGTTGCTTTGAGTTCTTCGAGAATTGGTGCATTTAGATGTACGAACATAATAAAACCTTTCACATATTGTACAATATTTTTTATCTGAAGTCAAACGTTTCTTGAACGATTTCGAGACTTACTCATGGCCACAAGGTTCGATAATCTCTTATCTCTTGGGTTGCCGTTTTTGTGATGTATGTCTTTTCCGTCACCTTTACTAACTATACCTGCCTTTTCGGCATCTCTACGAGATTGGACCCGACCAGCTCTTCTCAGAATCTGGTCGGGTCTTCCCTGATACTTATCGTATTCGTCACGATAATTTCGTTTCCACTCTTCGAAACTTAACATCACTTTTCTTTCTTGTCGGTGCCGTCGGCCTTCTTATGTGACTTGTAACCCTTGTTCTTCATCCACCATGAAAGTGCCCAAGGATTGTCGATCTTGTCTGAGTGTCTCTTCTTCATGGCCTTGACTGTGCCCTCAAAGCCTGGAGGTGAAACTTCATCGAGGTGTTCTGGTGACTCACCGAGTCTTTCCTTTGCTCTTGCAACACCACGATTACGCTTGCGTAACTTGTTGAACTCTTTCTTTGGGAGCGGATTGGTTGTATACATATCCACCTGTCTCATGGCACGCTTTTGATTATCATCCTGTGCTTTCTTGACATAGGAACGAAGTGTGGATGTCTTGAGTTCGTCGAGGTTTTCGACTGATTCACGAACTGTTGCACGATTCAGTGGACCCTTGAAGGTATCACCGTTGTCATTCTTAATATGAACGGTACTTCCCTGAATCTTGGTGACTTTACCAACCACACCAGTTCCGCCCTTGGTGCCGTGACCGAGGTGAACGGTGTCACCGACTTTGATTGCTTCTTCAAGTTCAACGTGGTCTTTGATAAGACCTTTGATCATCTTTGCGTTCGCCTTGACCGAGGTTGATCCGAGGTTCTGAACAAACTTACTTGTTCCTCTTGTTACATGGAGTTGTCCGTCCTTCTCGTAGAATTCACGACCGAACTTCTTATCTTTGCCAAGATATTTGTATTCTGGTCCGAGGTGTGACTCTGTTTTTAGATTTTGCTCGTAGATTCTTCTTTGAAATGACATATCATTTGACCTTTATACTTTTAATGGTTTTCTTTTTGGATTTGATGTCGAGTTTATCTGCATCAGGCCAAAGATTCTTTGCAGCCTCTACAGAATCTTTCATTTCTGATTTTTCAAATGGTACAGAACCGAGCATTTTACTGCCCTTATATGCAACAATCTCATCTTCATTCAGATCGGTTTCTTCTCTTTGTGTTTGTCTTTGGTGTCGAGCCTGTTCGCGTTCTCTTTCACGTCGATCGCGTTCTGCTCTGTCTCGAAGTCTTTGAGCGTCTCCTCGGGTGGTCCGAAGATCGACTTCCATTAGACCTGCAAGTTGTTCATAAATCTTTCTCTGTAGCGACATGTAACTCTCCTATCAAGAGGCAACAATATGTATCATTTTGGTTGAGTCACGTTCAGAATCTTCTCAATCTGAAGATCACACTGAGCAACTCTTTGTGCCCCTGGCCAGTACATGTAATCTTTGTCGCCATTCTTCTTGAGATTTAAAAGAAGAGGCATGATGAGAGATTGGACTTCACTCATCTTTGCACGGAGGAGTTCGTCATACTGTTCCTTGACAGCATTTGCACCTTCACATGTAGAGTTCATCTGCATGATGAGATCGAGTTTTTCTTTGATGGATTGAATTTCCTCTGGGGTCGAAGGCCCAGCCTTCTCCCCCAAAATTTCCTTCAGTTCATCTTCGTTGACGGCCATGAAGCCGTATGCTTGATCACTGTCAAATCCATCCATGAAATTATTATCAGTCGGTTGCATATGTACCTCCAGTTATTTGTGCCCATACATATGAACCTGCGTAACCGTCTGGATATGCTAAAATTGGTCCCCATACATTCTCAAACGAAGGCAGTGGGCCTGTGAGTCCTGACTGTAGATTTGGTATCGCTTCCGCATCATAACTTGCACCGTTTTCATCGTACCATTCCCATTTCGAGGTTCTATTGGTTGATACGTTTGTTACCGTAATATCAGCACTTCCACCCGATATACCAAACTGATAATAACCACCAAGTGGAGATCCTCCAGGCTGGGATTCGGTATATTCTGCATCATAGAAAGAAACCTTGAGATAATCATACTGATTGTACAATGCTTCTAAAGCATCTGGTAATGTGTCATCGTCTGGAATTCCCGGCTCATCACCCTGATTCACGTTGACAAGAAATTCTGTTCTGAAAGCGGCAGGGTTCAGTGGGAAGCTACAATCATCATCCTCTGGAGACGAACCAGTATAAATAACAGAAAATCTATCAGCAGAGTAACCTGCTACCCACGGATGAGTGACTCCTGTGAGTTCATATTGTTCACTAAAATCTATTGTCAAGTTTCTAAAATTATTACAAGCTCCGAGGAGTCTTGCTGCTACCCAACCATCTGCTGGATCCGGCCCTCCAGCGGGTGGGCCATCACCGTCGCCTGGAAGAGGAGATGCTAACTCGGGGTTTATCACCACTGCTAACATTCTATTTCGTCCTTCATCCGTTTGTCCTGGATCTACTGTACAATCTTCGTAATCGGGAATTCCTTGAGCAGATACCCTAGTGTATTCTCTCCAAGCATCACCAGTCAAAGAGTCCCAACCGATACCAGAGTTTGCCCATAAATAACTTCTAAAGTTTTCCCAATATTCACCAATATTGTATGAATCTACCTCAATTATTACATTTGCATCATATGATTCATATGTAATTGTTGAATCTTGTTGTCCGCCTTGAAAAATATCAACACAGTCTGGACATGTAGAGCAAGGATACCACGCTCTAAGACATTTTTCGACTTTCCTTAAATTTAGACTACCGTTAGTAGGTGGTGTTACTGTAATTTTTGCTAAGAGATTTTCACCGTCGTATAATTCGGTTTCCATATCACCAATTCTAAATTGTTTAGTGAGATATTTTAATACCCCATTGTTTCTTTCATAATTTTCAAAAGAAATTCTTACTGAAAAAGGTATTCCCCAACCAGCTACACCATTTTCTTCTCTACAACATTTCAGTCTTCTTGTATCGCTGTCGTCGCAACCGGCGGGACATGATTCTGGTGGGTCGGCGTCGTCTCCCTCGGGGCCGCCGCCATCAAGTGATTGAAATCCATTATCATACTGTTGTTTGCACTGATCTGAACAACATTGTAATGCGTTTGTTCTGCTACCTTGAAATTGTACACAGTATGGTTCTCTACAATAACCAGACTCATCGTAAACCTGAATTCCACCATTTGGTATAAAATATGTGTCTATTGTATTTTCATCAGGTAAAATTGAATGGTTTATTAAATCTTCTGGTGGACTCCCTGAACCTATTGCCCACCATACCAATGGGCCCAAAAACCCATCGTCGGTGCCAGATGGCACGTCACAATCGCCACCTTCACATGGCATACTATGAGGCCTGTATGTGGTAAATCCATATGCTCTTCTTCTCAAAGAGCTCCCTTTGAGTGCGATTCTGCTTCCCAATGAAAATGGCATGGTATATCTCCGAAAGAAATCTGTTACTCTATATGTATATCAATCCATCTTCCCCAGAGTTCTTTTCCATTGGTATCCAGACCGATCATTCGGAGTGCGTAACAGGACTTTGGTTTCCTCGGTTTGTTTCTTAATCGCATTTTCGTTTCTTTGAGAAGTTTATTTCCCTTGCGAGTGTTGCAATCAGGGCAGGCCGTCGTGAGATTCGTCCACCCAGAATCTCCACCTCTGCTCCGAGGATGAACGTGGTCGATGGTAAGTTTTGATGTGTCTTTGGTTCGGTGTCCGCAGTATTGGCAGGTCCAGTTATCCCGTCGAAATACATTTTGCCTCGTTGGGTTAAGTTTGTCAGACCAAGGAATGTGGACATACTGAATAAGTACAATCGCCGCTGGTAACTCATATGTCCCAGTCGTTGTCTTGATTCTGTGTTTTTTATCGTAGTTGTGGGGTTGAGTTGCTTTGCCAGATTCGATAAGTTTGACTGCTTTCTTCCAGTCAACGATTCCAAGCACCTCTTCAGATGCGTTGAGTAAGAGAACCTCTCTCTTCATGCAACCTCCATCTGACGTATTTATAAATATTAGTAAAAGGAGATTTCACATGTCAGGACATTATCGAGATACTCAAACGGGATCTGGGTCTTTACCTTTCATTCCAAAGAGCCACACTGCCATTTTAATTAATGTTGCAGGATCATATGTTTTCACAGATCGTCAAGGTGTTGATTTTACCGTAACTGTTGGTCCGAATAACGTTCCAGCTTTACTTCCAATTTCTGTATCCAGTCACAAGTCTGGTGGAGTTTCTGGTAGCGTAGTATATCTAGTATGAAATAAAACAGGGGCCTCCCGATGAGGCCCCTCATTTGTTTTAACCCGTCTGTCTTCTCAGTTTTGGTCTAGTTGTCTGCGAATCCAGATCAAGTCTGTTTTGATTTCTGCAAGATCCGAACGAATCTCTATGCGGAAGGATTCCGCTGTGTCCATTCGAGAGTCGAGGTCTTCTAATTCTTTTTCGATAGTGTTGAGACGAGCTGTGGTTGTTGATTGATTCACAGCAGTATTCCAAATGAATGTTCCAAGAGTAAGCGCCCACGCCACCAGCATCCCAACTACACTCCAGTTGGTCTTGGCTTGAGTTGTCATTTGAAAAGAGTCTCCTTGTGTCGGTTGATGTCACTATATTTAGTTTTTTTAAGCATTTCACCTACTTCTCGAAATACTAAATATGGTGTAGTCTTGGGGGTTTCATGCAAAAAAATACAAGATTTTTCATTAATCAGATTTGGCCTTTATCAGAAGTATATAGAAATTCTGGTCTTGGTAAATGGTTTCACGGAGAGAAAGCAAAGGGAACCGAGCCAGGTTGGGATCGTTATAACTCAAAGGGTGAGAGAATCGGTAAATGTGGTGATGCGAAAGAGGGAGAAGCATACGCTGCATGTCTCTCTCGACAGAAAGCAAAGAAACTCGGAAAATCAAAGGTAGGATCGTTTGTTCGTCGCAAGAGAGCCGCACAACGTGCTGCGGGTGATGCGGAGAAAGGCGGAGAGGCTACCAAGGGTGATAAACCCGTCTTCGTAAAAACTGGTATTACTGATTTAAAGAAAAAGGGATGAACATGGAAGACCTACACGAAAAGAACAAGCCCACCAATCCAGATTTATGGAGTCAAGCAATTTCAAAGGCAAAGAGCAAGTTTGATGTTTATCCCTCTGCTTACGCCAACGCATGGGCGTCGAAGTGGTACAAGGAACAGGGTGGTGGTTGGAGATCAAAGAAGAAGGAGGAGTCCGTGAATTATAACGATATAGAAGAAACTGTCGAGAAAATGACAGGAGAGATTGCAGACAAGATCAAGGGTGAGATGAAAAAGCGTCTCAACAATCCAAACGCAACAGTCAAGGACTATGCAAAGAGTGCCAAAGAATCAGTAGAACTTCAAGAACAGAAGTTTAGTAAGGCACAGATCGACCGTATGCGAAAAGAGTACTCATCACTCGGTACGATAGATCCATCCCAACCAACATACAAAAGACTTACTGAACTTCTTGATAACATGTCTGACGAACAACTCAAAAAACTTGCACAAGCAAAGATCAAGTTCGTGTCTTCACTTGCACTCAACCGAGTGAACAAAAGAAAAATGAAAAAGGAGTCAGTTGAACTCAATGAAAATAAGTTTCGTGAAGTTCTCAACCGAGGAAAGAAACTCGGTGACTGGAACATGATGTCATATTTTCTCTATCAGGGAAATGTGTGGATGCTTCAATCTGGTCGTGCAGTAAACCAAGGCGCACTTGAAGACTTTAGAAAGAGATCACAACCTGGCTTGCTCAAGTCTATTGGTCTTACCGAAGCACTTGCCGATCGTCAGGTGATTCGTCAAAAGAAACTCCCATCACTGGAAAAGAAAACAACCAACATCGCATTGGTTCTCCCAAATACTCCCGAGATGCAAACCAAGATTGATCGGGTTCTGGAATTCTCCGCAAGTACGCGAAACCGAATGAACAAATTGGTCACGGGCCGCGAGAACCGAGGAAAGGATCTGGTTCTCTACTTCCGAAGTGCTCAGTCTCGTAAGAAGTTCCAGAAGATGCTCAACGCAAAGTCAGACTGGACTGCGACCGAATCAGTCGAGCTCGATGAAGCAAGCGAGAAGGACCACGAATACTCAATGGCACGTTCACAACTCTCGACTATTGAGAAAGCAGTGATGAATCTCAAGAAGAAGATGAAGGGTGAAGGTAATCTGGAAGCATGGGTACAATCCAAACTCACCAAGGCTGCTGACTACATCGACTCTGTATCTGACTACATCGACAGTGGTGAACATGACATAGAAGAATCGAATCTAGAGGAAAAACTCAACGATCCAGTTCGTACCTCGGGTGGACCAAAAAAGTTTATGGTAAAAGTAAAAGATCCATCTACAGGAAATGAGAAGACTGTTCGTTTTGGTGATCCAAATATGGAGATCAAGAGAGACGACCCAGAGAGAAGAAAGAGTTTTAGAGCAAGACACAATTGCGAAAACCCAGGCCCAAAGACAAAGGCTAGATATTGGTCATGTCGTATGTGGGAAAAGGGTAAGAAAGTCAGTGAATTGGATTGAAACACCAAATGAAAACAGTAAAGCAACTCATCACAAAAACTGGTTGGTTACTACCACATTACCCAGTTCAGATCATGAACAAGTATGATGAACATGAATGGTCACATGGTGATCCAGAAGATCCTATTCACTGGACAGGTGATAAGAAGAAAGCTGACCAGATAACAAAAAAGAAAAGAGTTGCTGGTAAGAAACCATATAGTGATGATGCAGATTTCAAGATCGAAGAGTCTTACATTTCGCCTGGTGGTGGGAGTAAGTATGGTAATGTCATCTTTCTTGCGGGTGGTGCCGGTTCTGGCAAGTCAACGGCGATTCGTAAATTTGTAGACTTATCAAATTACAAGATCATCAACCCAGATGACTTCAAGGAACGTGCAGTCCGTGGTGCAAAAAAAGGTATCATGAGTTTCCGTCAGTTCCGTTCTCTCGATCCAAATTCACCCGAAGGCTCTTCCGAGATTCACAAGAAATTCTTTGATAAAGGAAGTGGACTGAGAAGGGCTGCGAGTGTTCTCGACGATCCTTCACGATCAGAACTTCCAAATTATCTTTTCGATCGTACATTCTCACATGCAAAAGAATTCAAGAGAATGGCCACAAGAATGTTGAGACTGGGATACAAACCACAAAACATGCACATTGTCTTCGTAGATACTCCAGTCGAAAGAGCAATTATGCAGAATCGTATGCGCACTCGTACACTTCCTGATGAAGTAATTCGTGCGAGCAACGAAGGTGCTCGTGCAAATGTTCGAGATTTTCTTTACAAGAGACTCAGAGGAGCCGCTATTGACGGTGATGTCTGGGTCGTACGCGGTGATGATGTCAAGAGAGTCAAGCAGGCCGGTAGACCTTTCAATCGCACCAGTAAAATTTAATAACAATAGGTGCAACTACTAGGGTTGGAAGCCTATCTTATCCGTACCACTACCAAGTGAATTCTTCGTTCTTATTTTGATATCATTTGATTCTTTGAAATCAACACTAGACAGAAGTGACCACTCAGGAATCCCAGTGGATCCTTGCTTGTAGACGACATAGTAGACTTGATTTTTGATTGCGTCCACGAAAATATCAATGACGGGACAAGATCCATCTGGTTTGGTTTCTTCTTCAATTATTTTTTCACAAGCGTAGTTGATTGCCGTAGAAGAAATCTTACCACCTTTTACTTGTGGTTTGTTTTCTGTAATCGCTCTTTGTATTGTTTCGTTTTTTTCAATGAACTCATCCCATAACTTTTGATCGTAGTTTTTCTTCTTAATGATAAAGTCATCAACTGCTTTAGCAGTGATGCCTGGATACTTTCTTTTTAGATTACTTTTTTTACTCATTAAATACCAAACACCCGCCACACCTCCAGTTGCTATTGGATTCTCATCCAATACTTTCAATAAACCGTACTGTGTGGTATTTGACCATTTTCTTTTAACAGTGGTCTGTCTGTCTATCAAGTCTAATACATCTTGTGGTTTTACAACATTTGTTGAACCTGGCTTCGCTTTTGCTGATATGACAATTTGACGTTCATTTCTTCCCGTTCCACTATAAATAGCATAGTCCATTAACGGATAGTTTGGCAGGTCGGGAAACCAAGATTTAGTGTTTCGTGCTATATCATACTTCAATCCGACTTTCTCAAGAAGATCAAATGTAATCACTGCCATTGGGCCTAGAATTTCGGAGAAATCGGTTTTCACCGCATTAACGAATGAAGTGTTTGTTCTAACTGAATTAAACGCCGATCGTAATTCGGCATCAGTGATATACTCACCCTGTGAGTGATAAAGAACTAATAGTTCCAAATAATATTTCTGATCAGCAGTTAAATCATTTCTTGAGTCTATGGATTCAAGTAGAGTGGTTTCTAACTGATCGACTGTATATTTCGGTCCTTCTTTGATATTGAAGGCTTGTGGTTTGAGACTTGCTTGTGCTGATTTGGAACTACCAGGCTTTACAAGATCATCCAAATTTATTCTAACTGATTTTCCTTTGAACTCAACCAACGCTCTAGCTACATACTTATCTTCATTGATAAAAGTTACCTTATCACCTTGTTTGAATGATCCAATTCTTCTGTTACCATCTGCATCATACATAGTGGCGTTATCTTTCCTAACCACTGTGTCGATACTTTTGTGTTGCTTATATTTGGCTTCCCAGTTTGCTTTTCCTCTTCTTCCGGCCATCTTGATCTCCAAATTTTGGTAAAAAGATTTATTTTCAACAGTATCACAGAGTCATCGGCGTAAAATCTCCAATTTATTTATATAATAAATAATCAGAAGGAGTTTCGGTGATGAAAACATACAGACAATTTATCAATGAAGAGGGACGATCGAGAGGTGAAGCGATGGAACATGCGATCGTCACCGCCGTCAATGGCAAAGAGGCAACACAACCAGGCATCCCAAAGGGTGCCGGAACCAAGGTAGCAAAGGCAACTCGTCTCTCAGGCAAGGCCGAAGTGCTTGGTGCCTCTCAATTGGAAGTCTCTGATATCTGGTCACAATACTGGCCAGGAGGGAAGGTTCCTGCGTCTACGAAGACTCCTAAGACTGACATCATGGTAGGACGCAAGAAGATCAGTCTGAAGACTGGAGACGCTGCACAGTTAATGTCTGGGGGTGTGAATGAGTCCACCGCCACCTTCTACGCAGCGGTGGACCGTATGGGTATTGACCCCGACACTGAGGGTGGGATCTTCAAGAAGATTGAGGACGCGGTTCTGAATCTTGCTCCTGCTTCAGTAGCAGCAAGTGATCTGAAAAGCGAAATTCAAAAGGGCAAAGATAAAGCAGTTATGCGTGCCAATGCCGCTCACAAGATTCTGCAAAAGGATCTCAATTCTCTTTTTCAAAACAATCCAGAATTTGGATTTGAATTCATCTACGAAGCCATGACAGGTGAGGTCAAGTTCGGTGGTAATCTCGGTACATGCACACACTTTCTGACATGTGAATTCGACGGTGAGAATGCTCATCTGATTCCTGTAACAAACGAACAATATGTACGAAAGATTCTGAAGAGAACCAAAGTATCTGTTCGTTTCAAGACAACATCACAGAAGAGTGGTGGAAAGAAAACAGGTGCGTACAAGTATTGGTCTGTTGTAGGCCTTGTCACCAACAAACTACTTGAAGAGATTGAATCGGCGGGCGATCTACTGACCGAGGGTATTCTATCTAACATCATTCAAAGAGTCAAAGACTTCGCGATGCGTACATGGAACAAAGTCAAGGAATGGGTTTCCAAGTCTTGGCAAAATCTTCTTGACTTCCTCGGATTTGAACCTGTCGTCAAATTCCGAAACAACATTAGTTTCCAACCATAAACACACTTGATCAGTCGAAGGGATAGAGATGAAATCATTCAAGCAATTTATCGCAGAAGCACGGGCGGCGGTACTCGGAAGAGCGTATATCGTCGGTCCAAATGGTAAATGGTTCCATTGTAACGCACGAACACACAGCGATTGGGTGATGAAAAATTACAAGAAAATTGGTGTCACATCAAAACTCGCAAGTTATAATCCCAAGAAACCAGAAACCAATTATAGCATTACCGTCGAAGATGCCATTTGGTATGGTGCAGTTCGAATTCTCGTTTCACATGGCGTCGTTGAGATGGTATGCAAAGAGAGTGCATTGACTCCAAAGGTGAGAAAAGCATGTGCTGATTTCTATGAGAAGGTAGCATATGGTCACAAAGTCTGGATTTATGTCGCCGACGAGGAAGAAGGCGGTGATGAAAACGTGGAGGGTCGTTTGCTTCATAATTTTCCTGATCCCGATGATGCGATGCAATTCTTCGAGAGAGGTAAAGTTGTGAAGAGAAGCAAGATCGGTAGTACGATGGCACAATTCAGATGAAATCATTCAGTCAGTTTATACTCGAAGAAACATCATATCGCCGCAAGGGATACATCAACATCAAGACAGGCAAGATGGTGTTGTTTCCTTTCGCGGGTAGAGGTATTCGTCCGTTTCATACCGAGTATGTGTTGAAGAATGCAAACAAGTTCATTCGTGGAGGTGAAAACGCACTTCTTCGAAAGTTCGCAGATGCAAATGGATTTGAACCCGAAGACGAAGAGACGATCTCCATGTGGGTTGATATCAAGACTGGCAAGGTAGACCGCGATCCGAATCTCGATAGCATCATGGAAGCAGAGGGATGGCGTCGTGTGGTATTTGACGAAGGTATCTCCAGTGTCGAACCACGCGATCGCCGCGAAGGACAGAGACTCGTCAAGATGATACTCGATAAGATTCCGTGGAAGAACATTGAAAGTTTGAATGTCTATGATGAAGGACACTTGAACGACATGACCACATTATATTCAGAGGAAGACGCATACTCATACGTCAAACGTGGGTCTGTTCCGAGACGAAGTAAGATCGGTTCAACCATGGCTATGTTCCGTGGCGAGAGTGTCAGTGAACAAATAGTCAAGGGCGAGTTGATCAAAGGATGGATGACACCACGCGGCAAACTAATGGTATATCCAAGAAATAGTAAACAAGAGTATCACCTACAGATTCTCACACAACTGATTCCGTATGAGAAAATGCGTCCTCACATGGGCGAGTTCATTGGTTCGGAACATCTCAAGTTCATTGAAAAGATGCAGAAGGATGGAACGTCAGACTTCACAGATGAACAAATGAAAGAACTCGTCGAACGTGAGTATAAGAGAGTCTACAAAATGTGGGCGACTGGTCGTGTTGACTCCGACAGAACCGTAGAAGGCAAGTTCGTGGATATGGGATGGGTCAAGATCGTGATTGATCGCAACCAATATGGCATGTCTGCAATCGAGGGATCGGACAGACAGACACTCAAGTGTGCGAAGAAACTCGACAAGATGTTTGGTGGATGGGAAGGATTCGCCACCAAATCCATGATGATATCCAGCAAGACAAGTGTCAGTAGAATCGGATCGGCAATTCGTGACAGTGCTGGTTGGGATCACTATCTCAAGACAGGTCAAGTCAAACGGCAGACTGAGATTGGTCGCAAGATGTCTCAGTTCCGTGAGTTTGTTCAAGTATAAAACTGAATAGGTTCTCTTGATATAAATTATGTTTCCGATTTTATAAATAGAAGAGAACCAATACAGGAGTTATACTCATGGGATCACCATCAGGAACAACCGCAGACTTTCCAGAAAATCCAGCTGATTGCTCTACGTTCGGGCATACATTTGAATATGCTTGTGGAGACGGTAATAAGATAATAATTAACGTATCGCGAAGGTGTGTAACGGGTGGTGAAGATAAAATCATTAGTGTTGATATTACTACTACTAATATTTCAGGGTCAGTCACTTCATCTGTATCAGTTGAGGATTCAGATGACCAATCAGATGACCAATCAGACGACCAATCAGTGGAAACTGAGGTTGAAGAAGAGATTGTTACGAATCCCAAATCATATTCACCGCAAGGTGTTCTTCAACCCGGCAGTGGATATGATACAGACTTTGTAGAATTCAGCGAAGATCAAACAATCAGTACTGCTGATGTTTTCGCTTCTGAATCACACCCAACATTACATTTTGGTTTACCCGATGTTCACTACATGGATGTTTCTGGTTTTACCCTTGACGTTTACACTTTTCATGGATCGTCCATAAAGAATGTGATTCTATCATGCGATGGTGGTCCAGGCGTAACTGCTGGATATGAACAGATCAGTGGAAACACTGGCGCTGGTTATTTTTACTTCCCGGTTGACGCTTCAGAATTTACTGCGGGTAAGACATATGAAATAAGAGTAACATCAATTCCGTTTAACGGATACTCGCGTTCGGGTCAAATGATCTTGACCTATTATGGTGAAGAAAACAAGATACAGATCGACACCTCAACATCACTAAAAGAAGCTTGTTTGCAAATTACCGAGTCAGAAGAATACGATCCAACAAAACAAAACATCATCGAACTCACAGAGTCTGGTTATTATGATTTCGGATCAAATGTATCTGGATCATTTCCTACTGATTATGGTGTCATAGAGGTCGTTCCTGCTGATGGTGTTTCTGCGAAGTTTGATTTGACAACCCAAACAAAGAACAATCAGAACATCACCAGGCCTGGAATCAAACAAATCAAGTTCAAAAATATTACGTTTGAAAATAAGATAGGTCCAGCGGCCGAGAATCCCGACAATTCAAATCCGGGAGTATATGTGAATGACGGCGTGGAAAACCGTTGGTATTTTGAAGGATGTACCATGCAAGGCGATTGGTATGACTCGGGAAACTGGCTTTTATCATGTGAAGATGCTCCGAACCGTGAAGGATGGTTTAGATCTGCTTATTCCCAGAGATTATATTATCTCAACTGTTATGCAGAACAATGTCACAATGCTCCTTTCGGCGGAACTAGGTTGGCAAAGAATTGTGTTTGTCGTTATAACCATCAAGATTCCTATACACGCACAAAAGCATGTATCAACTGTTCCTCCATTGATCACTTGACTCCAACATGTTCGGCTTTCCACGCTGATCATTATCAATTGTTTTGTCCAAGAGCTCCTTGGTTGGTTGAGAACTATCTTCTTTACGGTTATAAAGGAAACGACTTAGTTGAAAATATTCAACCGTTTGGTTTCTTTGGAACAGGAAACGAGACATATCGAAACATCGCACACGTTGAATGTGTCTGGGATGGTGCATCGGGTTCGCCTGCTCTTGCTCAAATAGGTTTGTCCTACGATCACATTATGTTTATCGGTTGTAGTTTAGAGAACAGAGGGTTCGCCTTCGTGGATAGGCCAGGAAATGCTATCGGTCCTGTTTTGGTTCGTGGAACCAGAGGTCCAAGTGTGAAGTGTGATTTTCTTCACGAAACTGAATATCTTGCTTTGGTTGGTAGTACGAACGAATTCAGAATCGAAGACAACATTCCAGATGTTCGTTTCACAGGATCGCCCACTGACGATTCCACACTTACGGTATTATATGAATGGCATATTCCTGCATCTTCGATGGCTTCTGTAGAAAGCTTTAATGCCTACCTGATAGACGGTGACGGTACAAATACAAGTTGGTATCTTGGAGTGACTGCGGAAGGTCCATCTGGCCCAAGAGCAATCTCTGATATATTTCATTCGGGTAAGGGTCAAGGTAGATTTGCATACTGTGGTTTTAATTATCCAGAGAAAATTTACTTCCGATCATTCACACTTACGAGTATACCAGATGAAGTTTCTGCTCTGAATCTTGAAGATGAAAACTACTACATAAGAATGATTACATCCAAAGGCACTTCAACAAGTCTTGCAGGAAAGAAAAGAGCAACAAATAATTTCGTTGATTTTACAGGATTTAGTCCTGGCATCTTCGATAGTGCGAATCAAACCGCAGATGATATATTGAATTCTGCTACAGGAGTAACGTTTCAAATACTGAGTCCAAGATAAGGAAAATAAATGGAATATAATGAGGAGAACTTGGAACGTGTTTCCGAGATCATTCGTGAATGTTTGACATCCGATCTGCTTCCAAAACGAATGAATGAAGTATGGCAGAAACGTGCTATGATCAGTCCTATGTTTGGTCATTGTCATACTGCATCGGCGTGTCTTCGAAAGATATTTGGAAAAGAGAACATTCAACTCTATAGAGGCCTGGATGATGATGAAATCTATCACTGGTGGGCCGAAGATAAGAATGGTGTTCTCATTGACATCACCGCTGAACAATATACCAATGCGGGATGGACTCCACCATATGATCGTGGTGAGAAGGCATCACCTCTTGGGTTTCCGTCATACCGTGACAAGATAAACACCGTCATGGAAAGAGTCGAGGCCAAGTTGAACGACGACGAAGTGTCTCTGTTCGGAGAGAAGAATGCCTGAATTAGTCGAAAACATTCCACCCGTTCAATGCCTGGTACGATCCGAATATCTTCACAATCTCGAACATGGTCATGGTGAATATGAAGAATGCTTCTGGGTGACTGCAAAGTCAATACCATCCAGAGCACTCTACATCGAATCATATGTCAGTGAATACGGTGCCCTCTATGACAAACTCCCCATCTCCGCATACTGTTGGAAACCCGTAGAGAATCCTCTCTCGCTTTCACAATTGCAGATGTGGGATTGTCTTTCATATTCGATCGTGTGTATTGAAAAATCATTCATGAGAGATCGAGAGTGTACCGTGATGATACCAAACTCTTCAATGAGTCTTGCGGGACAGTATCTGTTCACTTTAGATTCCTATGGATCGGGTACACTCGCGGAGACACCGAACGAACACAAGTCATACAACTTCATCAAACTAGAGAATGGACAATTTGGTGCATATCCAAACAATCGAATACTCTGGAAAGACAACTCGTTTACACCCGAGAAGCAGAAGACGCCGACATTCAAGACATCGACTCATTACTTCTTCTGCGAAACAGGAAACGAATCATTTGCATACGACGACAAATACTTCTATGGAAACACAGAAGATTATAAATAACATATTCCATTCAAGAGGAGAAATCAATCATGGAACCATCACAATTTAAAGCACTCGTCGAGTCAGTCAACAACTTTATGACAACCGGCGACACCGACCCCGACCTCACAATCGCCGAAGAACTCGTCGGTGATTATCTCGATAACTGCTTTGGACTGAACGAAGAAGTCTCTGATGACGAAATCGAAGACGCACTTCTTACCGTACTCGGACTCGCAGAAGCCATTGAGTATGTCATCGAGAAGAGAGACAGAAGTGCCAAGGGTCTTGCAAACAAGATGTATAATGCTGCAAACGACGAAGATCAAGCATGGGGTAAAGCAGCCAAGCGTGCGCCAAAGATTGCAAACGCCGCACACAAGGTCGCAAAGAAGAAGTATGGTAAACTTGCTGGTGATGCGATGAGACGCAGAGCAGAGAGACAGGCTGGAGAAGATGAGTATGGAACAGGTAACGCTGCGTCCAGAAAGAACCAGAAAAAGATTGAGAAACTCGGTAGATTCATCGCCCGCCGAACTGGAAAGAACCCAGGCGACGGCCGCGGTGACTGATAAATCACAATCGAAGAGGAGAGAGAAGAGGAGTCTCGCAAGGGACTCCTCTTTTTTTATTCGGGGTATGGAACTGCGTGACCCGATTGCAATAGAGACTCATTCAGACTCGTTCCATTCGGAAAGATGATTTCACCAATGGTTCTTCCATACTTTCCACGATTGTATTCTGTGAGAAGTAGAAACTCTGTACCGTGTTGATCGAACAGATTCAGAACAAATGATTCTGCTTCGATACCTCGTCGTTTCTCATCGAGATCCTTGGTGCGTTTCTCGGGTGCATTGATACCACGAAGACGTACACGCTCTCGAATCCAGATATCAAATCCGAGATCAATCGAAACGTCCACGGTATCTGCATCCACAACGCGAAGAAGTTTCGCATTGTAGATGTATTTTCTTTCCAAATTGCTTGACAAGAGACAACTCCGTTGTATAATAGTCAAACGAAAGGATATTTATATGGCCAAATATATGAATATGTGAATGTGCGGGTGGATGCCGGAGTGGTCAAACGGGGCGGACTGTAAATCCGCTGGCATAGCCTTCGGGGGTTCGAATCCCTCTCCGCCCATATATAAAGGATCGGTGGCAGAGCGGTTGAATGCGGTGGTCTTGAAAACCACTGAACTCGCAAGGGTTCCGGGGGTTCGAATCCCTCCCGATCCGTTTGGGGCGTTGGCTCAATTGGTTAGAGTACCGGCTTGTCACGCCGGTGGTTACGGGTTCGAGTCCCGTACGCCTCGTTAGAAAAGAAACATGGGCGCGTAACTCAATTGGGAGAGTATTTCGTTTGCATCGAAAAGGTTGCTGGTTCGAGTCCAGTCGCGTCCACCATGCCCTCGTAGCCCAATTGGCAGAGGCGCCTGATTTAGGTTCAGGTTGTTGTAGGTTCGAATCCTACCGAGGGTATTTCACGGGCGATTAACTCAGTTGGCTAGAGTGCTTCCTTTACACGGAAGAAGTCGGGGGTTCGAGTCCTCCATCGCCTATTTT